TTATACTACTGCATCATCGTACAGATTATAAGCAAAGTCCAAAACGTCAAACATCGGGCAAGACTTCGATTTATCAAACTCATAGTGCCCACGTAAGATGGCTCCACGGTACTTTCTCAACAAGGATTTTGAAATGGTTTTCAGGGCTTCCATTTGGGCGGGTGTATAGTGGCCACGGCCTACCAAACAAACCCCAATAGACTTGGAATTATGGCCCCCACAATGCGCCCCTATTACAGCATCTTCCCGACCTCTTTCCACCGTTCCATCCCTTCGGATGATATAATGATAACCCACATCATTCCAGCCATTCCCACGGGCTGTGGGAGGTATTCCAGGAATCTCCTTACGGCTTGAATAATGTTTACCCTTATAGTACCAGGTATTTGTTTTAGGCTTCCAGGCGGGCCACGTATGCCAATTACGAATTTCCTCCACCCCAATATCCATAGTGGATGGGGTATCCGAACAATGGAGGATAATAAATTCAATCTCTCTCATTTTTAAAAATGTCTTTAAGTACGTTGTTTTGACCTTTTACCTTTGCCTTACCTACCTTGTAGGTTACCCCTTCACAAATAAATTTGGAATAAGCCGCCATTCCGGAAGCCATCCCCAACATATAGAAAAACAGGGCTGCAAAAATTTTACCTTTGATTGTCATTTCTTTGAAGTGGTATTAAATAATCTCTCTCCCCCTGAGACCCCCAAACAGCCTAAAACCAACCATAAAAGCGTATTCAATACATTCACATCTAATTGAATGAATTGAAATAAACCGGCCACGCAATAACCGCATAGGAACAAAAAGGCGATAAATGCCAAATGAAGCTTTGCATTTGGATTTCCTGTTTGAGAGTCCGCCAACATTCTTTTTATGTAATCAATCATCACCTTTGAGTTTTTTCATCAATTCCAGCCTTTTAAGCCTGGAATCAATTAAGCGATTATAGATGGTCACCGTGGTAGCGATAATCCCCAATATTGCCGCAGTAAACCCCAAATAGGGGGTAGACTTTACGATTAAAGTTTCAATTAATGGGGTTACAGTTCCAACACTCCAAAAGAATACGACATTCCTTTCCAGGAACTTTAAAGAATTCAGGAGCATTCTATTAATGGATAAAGTGAATAGAGCATTTTGGGGGTTAATCCCTTTGCTTGTGAAAAATCATCCTCCACAAAGGATGGTAATTCAATTTCCTCAGTTTCGGCGGAAAGGAGTTCCAAATGCCATTTTTTGAATTTTTCATCAATGGCTTTTCTGTCCTTTTCAGATAGCTTTTCAAATTCCTTGCCCCCCAATAGCTTTTTCTGTTCCGCCTCCACTAACTTTTGGTAGTCCTCCAAATTGGCCTCCACCTTACGAATAAGTTTTGCCAACTTCAGCCCTACCTTTAACGGAAAGCCTTCCAGCCCCATGATTTCAGGAGCGTTTTCCATTAGGTTGTTCAGTTCTCCATATTTCAATTTCATAACAAACACAAATTAGATCTCACTAATAGCACCCTATCCATTATCTGTTATGAGATCTAAAATTACCTTGTTGCTTGTTATAGCCCTTCAGGCTTGCCAATCCACTTACACCCCTAATCCGGCTAACTTTCAATATTCGGGAGATGAACAATTCAAGCCATTTGTAATGGAGTTTTTAGAATTAGCAATGGCTTTCGAAAGCACCATACGACGAAATGACATTGATATACGGTGGTCCGCAAAAAATGACGGATGGGCAGGAGTATACAAACCACTAAGAGGCCAAATCTACCTTTCAAAACCTTTTTTTGAAACAGTAGGCATGGATGAAAATCTAATCAAACAAACCATTTTTCATGAATTAGGTCATGCCCTTTTGGGGAGAAATCACACCAACAGTTTAGACACCATAAAGGTATTTTATATTCATGATGGCAAATGGGAGTCCCAAATTATCCATTCTTCAATAATGGCCCACCCTGTTGAAGTAAACCGAATTCCAACCACTCAAAACCTGAATGGCTGGAATATTTGGATGCAGGAATTATTACGTTAATCATCCATATGTTGCCACCTTCCACCCGTGATATACTGGAGATGAAAAGTAACACCATGGGGCAAAGCCATCGTGGTACTTTGATTTCCGTTTCCATGCCAAAATCCATATTGAGTAGCATAACCTGATTGGGTCCTTACTCGCAAAGTTACCGTCCCTCCTGACCGATTATGAATCCAAACTTCCGGATACCCATATGTACTTACCGTAGATGGAATCCGATTAAACATATAATAATCGCTACCGCTATTTCTATTGGTAATTACCACTTTCTTACTCGTAACAGTCTCCCCCACCCTACTAGTGGTACTTCCCGCACCTGTCACTTCAGGAGTACAAGATGAAACCGACCTATAAGAGCAAACCCAAGGGATTGAAGAATTTCTTAATGTCCTAAATGCAATAGCATTATTAACATAAAAGCGAATTTGCCCAGCCCCAAGGGTGGTATAGGTATTTGACAACCCGCTATCCCTTGTTTGAATTTCATTTGAACTGGATGACAACCGAATATATCCTGAGGTTGATGTACTTTGTAAATAACTGGAATTGATAGTCCAGCCCGCAATTTTCCCAGAACTTGCAGTAATCGAACCGCTGAAAGAACCAGTGGCAGCGGAAAGGGCGCCTTTAAAAGTGGCACTTCCGCTTGAGTTCCATGAAATATTTCCTCCTGCGAGAAATCCGGAACCGTCTGACTTAAATTGAAGCTTGGAATTCCCCCCTGAATACATTTGAAAAACAGCCTCATTGGTATTAGCATATACCCTAAACCCATCAGTTAATCCAGTTTTACCACTATTTGGCGTCCCAATTGCCAAACACGGAATAGCCTTTGTACTGGTGAAATCTGTATAAGTTCCCATTTGGACTTTATACCCATTGGTCCCATATGATTTAGAAAGGTTGTTTTCATTAAATGACCAGCCTGCGATATGATTGTTGGGATTTCCTCCTTTGGCCCCTAAATGGAAAACCTCTTTATCATTATTATCAAATCCCACTATTCCAAAACCTCCATTCCCCTGGTAAACGTTCACCCCGTATCTATCAAAATCATCCCATTGATCTTCATGTACAAACAATCCATAAACCTTATTTGAGGACTCATAGCCTAATCCCACATTATGGAGATTATTTCTGAAATACTCACTTGAAATTTCCCACCCTGCTATTTCGGCTTTATCCTGTTTGATAAAGAATACATTTTGTCCCTTTACCTGAGCAGAAATTCCCAAATCGGTATCATTAAAGCCCGCTAAACCTCCCAAAACACCCAGCCTTACACGCATTGGGTTTACATCATTTGCCCCATATACAGTTTCAATGTATGGGGTTTTATCCGCCGCTCCAATCCCATTTGTGGCAATATATACTAACCCTCTCCTGTTATCAATTTCCGGGTTATCCCATCTTACGATTACTTCCCCAGGAGCAGGGGACAAATCCCTTTCCATCTTGATTTGATTGGAAGAAGGAACACTAACCACCTTTGCGCTATCATCATTAGTTCTGATAATATCATTTACCACAAAAGGATGGTCCTCCTGAGTAGTAATAATACTACCGGCCACCCTATCCACTATAGCATTTGGAGCAAACAGTGAATTTCCATTTTGAATGGCTACCTGGTTCACTACAAATTCCGTGGCATGTAAGGTTTTCCGAACAAACAAAGCATCCATTTCTGAATCAATCCCAATACGGAAACCACTTCCCAATAAGCCGGAAGCATAATTGGCGGAATCAATACGCCCTAATCCATTGGCCGTAGAGTTGAAATAAAATACATTCCCATGATTGGCGTTTTTAAACACAAAAGAATCCAAAGTGGCATGCGGAAAAAATTCCCATTCACGGTTCCCTCCATTAAATACTATGGATCCCGAATTTGAAATATTACCGGTATTGGAAATACCCCTTAAATTGGACATTCCCGTAACCCCTAAAGTTTGGCCAATAGAAACGGTTTTGGTAACCATTAAAGAATCCGCTGTTAACTTCCCTCCAATACTTCCAATTCCGGTGGAATGTATTTCCCCCACTGTCAATGAAAGATTAGTCACATTCCCTTTATTCAAGATATGGCCAATCGTATGGGAATGAGCCCCCTCAAAAGCGGCCAAAGTCAAAGGGCTAATCCATGCCGGTTTATTAGTAATTTGATTCCAATGGTGTCCATGGCCTGCCTCAAAATCCGCTAAAGCATCAGGAGTTAGCCATGCAGGACGGCCAATAATCTGATTCCAATACACATCCTGAGAAGGGGCTGAACTTCCCCCACCATTCCCTTTATTGGTTCCAATAGCCCCACCTAAAACCGTGGCATTTTTCGGCTTTCTAAATGAATTCCATGCGTACTTACTCATAAATCATTTCCGGTTTTATTTCCACCAATTCCACTTCATAACGGCCATCCAGTATATTCCCAACAATGGAAGAAGGAATAAACCTTTTGCCTGGAATTTTTAAATCTTCAAACATCGCATTGAAAGGAACCGGAGATTTACACCACAAAGTCCCTTTTAACTTTTCCACGGAATCCTTTCGGGTAGATAAAATCCCCTGCATCAATCGGACGGCTAACTCATTATTTTTCCCATCCATATTGGTGATCTCCCCATAATTCCGAAAATCATTTTCCACCTCCCCTGAGGCATTGTAAACTGTGGACAAAAAGTTTTCATTGGTAGCGGCACCAATTACAAAATTCAAATCTTCCGCCTTTTTCCGAAAATCGGCGGGTAAATCGGCACCCTCTACTAATCCACCCGAAAAGGTATCTGTTAGTATCTCCAAATTACTGGAGAATGAACAGCGGGTAAAAGCAAAATTCCCAAAGGTGGTATTTCTTTTACTCCCCCTACGAAATGAAATTTCAACTTCATAAACCTTTGGGCTTTCAAATACTTTGGGACTTATTTTAATTTCTATCGAACCTGCAAGCGGAACCTTTGGAGCGGTCCCTGAACCTTCAGCCGGTTGCCAACCATAGGGATTATCTGAATCAACCTGAAATAGCCAACCTTCCTGATTTGATACATATTGAAGGAATCCCGGTGGTTCAATAAAATCCTCCACAGTTAAAACCCTTCCATCTACTTTCACAGATAAAAAGGACGTCAAAACCGCCCAATTGCCACCCCGAACATCTTGGATATAATCGTTATTTACGGCATAGTCAACAATAACAGAATAGGACTCCAATTCACCTTCAGGGTAAATTCTAAATTCATTTTTTATCCCACCACCATCCAAAACCCCAGGGTAATTGGTAAGATTAGGCTGATAGACAAACTTACTATGGTGGAAAGCTTCCGCCCTAATGGGTTCAAATCCATCTCCAATTCCTTCATTCCATTCCCAATCCGGAAGTTTATTAACCCTAAATCCCGGAGAATCATTTTTTCCCCAATGCTTCGCCAATTCATAAATATTTGTTGGACCATCGGCAAAATCTGAATTGAATAAATTGGATGGTCGGATTACCCGGTCCATTTCCACTTTTTGATATTCAATCCCTCGCTCAATTTCAATTTCCTGCGTTCCTAAGATCCAAATAGGTTTTTCCAAAGCCTCCACATCATCATGTGGGACTATTTGAATAATAGGGTATCCTCCCTTTTGAACCTGAGTTAAAAAATCATTTTCAAATTCAATTCGTTCAATGGCTTTTGAGTAATCCTGATTTCTACGATTAATATCCTGATACCGATCAATAACCCATTTCCCTTCCCATTGATAAACCCTGCATCCGGTAGCCCCCATTAATTGCCTTAGAATATCAAGACTATTCATATAGCCGTCCTCCTGGACAAATACCTGAGGTTCTATGTTCATTAACTGAAAGGTTTGATAATCCGATTTAAGGGAATTATGAACCAATGATGAATAAACAGAAAAGCCTAAATCCAACTTTGTATCACTCATAATGGATTGAAGAAATGAAGCCATTAATTCCATTTCGCCTTCTTTCCATATCCCTTCACTTTTTCCAGTGTAGCCGACTGATCCACGGGAAATATTCGCCAATTGGTTTAACCCGCATGAACATTCAATGGTAGTGTTATAAGGAGGATCCAAATGTTGTTCACTATATAAATCACTAACCACCTGCCCCAAAAACAAAATTTGCTCATTGTGATAAATCTCCACGAAGTGAAAAATTCCGTATTTAGTAAGTCCAAATTCTATATATTCACGCTCTTTTGTTGACTGTAAATTTAAAGATACAGTCGACCCAATGACTGAATTAAATAAATTTTGACTCGCATTTATGGAGTACTCTATGGGATTTATAGAGAAATTTAAGGGCAAAGCTGTTTCCTCCGGTATTGCTTTGCCTTCCAAATCATAGATAACCACCTTAATGGATTGCCCCCAAAAATCATCGATTTCACCTAACCACTTTTTCATCAAATCATCTTTTTAAGGTCATTCCGCATCAATACCGTAGCCAAATTACGCCCCTTTACCTGTAGCTCCAGTACCGGAACATTGGCCCCACCACTTTCACCGGAAATGGATCCAGCTCGGTTAAAATAGGTAGAGGAACCGGATTGAGCAGGAGAATAAACGGAAGTTGGCGTGATCCCCTTTCGTTCAGGATTTGAAAAAGCGATAGATTCCACTATTGATCCCAAAACAGATATCGCGGTGGTTATCCATCCCCCGCCATTATTACCCAACTTACTCCCAAATTCATGGGCTAAAATAGTTCCCGCCGTACTCATAATGCCGGAAATGGAAGTTTCCAATGATGAAAAATCAATCTTATTGAAGGCATTTTGAATAGCTTTATCTAACCAATCCACATTCTTATTTTGCTCCACACCTACTGCCTCTATTTTGCTTTTCCCAATTTGATTCAAAGCCATATCCGCCCACATTCCCGAATCAGTTCGGGTGGTAGTCCAGGGATTCAAAACATCTACAGCGGGTTCTAACTCCTCCACATAGCCATAAAGCTTGGAAAAAATAGTCTCCACCTGGACGGCAAATGTTTTTAATCGTTCGGTTTGGCCCCTTCTCATTTCTGCCAATTTTCCCTCCTGTGCTATTAATTCCGCAGTATCTGCCACCGTGTCTTTACCGGTTGCACTAATGGCATTCATTATATCCATTAAATCCTCCTCTCCTTTTAGGCGATTTGCGGAAGCTTTGGTCAATTCTTCATATGCTTTTTTTACTTTGATGGCATCTTCCGCCGCACCTGATTCCTGAAATGCTTTAACCGCTCCCAAATAATTGGCCCTTGCTTCAGTTTCAATATTACCCAAACGGGAGTTTTCCAGCCCTTGCGCTTCCCTGAATGTTCGTAATTCCGATGCCCCAAAAAACACCATATCATTACCATTCATATTGTTCCTTAGGGCTTCATTGAAACTCATATGAATTTCCCGCAAAGTTACTTTGGTGGTTTCTTCCACTCCCCGGATTACATCCTTTGAATAATTCTGAATATCCGTTAGTCGTTTTTGCAAATCTTCCGGGCTCACATCTTCTGCTAATTGAGTAAAGCCTTTGCTTACATCTGTTACCGTTCTTATGGTTCCGGTCGCTCCATTAGCCCTTAAATCAGCCATTTTTTGCCGCATTTCATCGGAATTAGCGGGCATAGTTTCCGCTCCAACCCAACCCGCTATAGGCTTTAAAATCCAATCATTGATTTTATTCCCTAATGGCTCTAGAATTCGTTTTTGAAATTTAAAGGAAATTTCTTCCCCAATGGAAGTCCAGCTATCTTGTGCATCCGTGGCGTTTACTGCCTGCCCCACCAATTGAGAACCCGCCCCCATTGCGGCACCTATTCCCAACATTCCAGGAGAAACCCCAAAAGCATCCATCATGGAGGATATAGAAGCTTTGGTGGTTTTCACATCCTTATTAAAGCCATTTACCTCTTTTCGAACATTCCTTAAGCCATCCACTGCATTTGCGGTTTGCCGGTGAATATCCGAACCAACAGACAAACCTTTAGCAGTACGGTTTAAATTGGAAATTACCCTGTCCAGGTCACGCCCTGTAATTCCCAAATTTTTCAAACCTTCCACCCCTTCACGTTCAAAGGTGTCCAATACCTTTTGGGTGTTTTTCAGTTTGTCCTCTAAGTTTTTGGAATCTCCAGTAATGGAAACCCCAATTTGAGTTCCTTTAGCCATAGTACTGTTTAAGCTTTTCTTGTTCTGCCCTAATTTCTTCTATGGATTTCCCCGCCATATGCCCTTCCGGCTCCTCCCAGGGCAATGGAAATTCACTTTTGGGGTATATCATATTTGACCCTCCAAAACGTGCTTTGGAATACACCGCCAAATCCCTTTCAAATTGCGCTGACTTTTGAAATTGATTAGTTCTGTCCTTCACATAAGCCTCAAAAATGGAATTGTAGTCCTCCACAGATAAGGTTTCCAACTCCTGGAGGGAACGCCCCATTACCCCACACCAATTGGCACAAATAATTTCGTAAACCTCCGCCACCATTTGCCTTTCTTCTTCTCCTGAACTCCCTTCTTTTTTTTTTCGTGGTCCGCCAAAATCTTACAGAAAGCCTCCACGATATCCTCCCTTTGCTCCACGAATTCAATAAAATCAAACAAGGTATTGTGAACCATTTCCCTTCCCATTACCCTAAATCCAACCCGTGCCATGCAGTACATAAGCGTAAACATTACATTAGGCTCCTTTAGGTCACATTGCTCCACATGGTGGCCGGTCATATTGTAAAAGTCAATGAAAGTGTTAATCCCCAATTTTAACGGTATGGGGTCCTTTTCAATTTCTAAATAGTAAATTCCTTTCTTCATATTGCATTAAAAAAAATGGAGGCCACACGGGCCTCCATAAGTCAAATAACCCCTTATGAACTATGATAACAAAAAGTCTTTAGACATCAGCTTTTGGATGATACACTGCCTTTGAGGCATTTCGAATGGTCATTTTGAACCTTACTACATCCTGATCAGTGGAAATAATATTCAAGCTCAAAATGGTAATCTTCATTTCGAAATAACCGAATTTATTATTAGGTATAGCTGACGCCTCCAAAGAATCCCCTTTATACCCGTACCGAATTTTTGGGGTAATCTTTTGATCGAACATTTCCCACAAAATCTGATCATCCGGTTTATTACTGGTAAAAGCATCGGCAAACAAAATCCCGGAAACTTCCGTCCGAAATGATTTTCTTCCCCCCATAGCCACCTCCCAATCTTCCAATCCTTTGGCCACAATAGGAATTTCATTTTTCAGAAACCCCAAATCATTGGTTTCACAAGATGCCACCGGAACCCATAAGGTGGGTGGACCCGCAGGACCGCCACCGGAATCATAATATTCTGACAATTCAAAATACAATAGAAAATTCCCACCTAATTGGGCTAAACTTTCATCAAATGCCATAATTACAAAATCTCTAAAGCGTTAAAACTTAAAACCATTGCGAATGAATCCAGGTCCTCCGCAAATTCCGGCGTACTCCCTGAGAATTTCACCCTATACTTTTCATTCTCCTTTGAATCCTCTTCAATGGCCAACCTCACTTTTTCGGCAAGGGTAGTGGCTTGCTTAAAGGATTTAAAGGAAATACACCAAATGGTAATGGAATGGCTGTCGGTAATATCCCCGAGTTTTGCCGTATTCCCTGAAGCCGTATCCACCGTAAAAATGATAGATGGCTTTCGGGCTTCCAGCTTCGAAACAACCTGAAAAACTCTATCCTCCACAATAGCGGTAACCGCCTCATTAGCGTTTAGAAGCGTTTCAATTTCAGTATAGAAAAACATTATTTTACCTTGTTTGCTATGGATTCCAAATATTCCACCATGCCCCTTTGAAGCTTTCTTTTCATATCTCCCTCCGTTCTATCCACTGCCTTTGAAAAAATCTTTAGAGGTTTCATTTTCCCTTTTCCTGCGGGCTCATTTAAGGGCTGTTTTCCATAGGTTTTGGTAAAACGGCTCTTGGTTCCTCCTTCCAAAAAATGGGCATGGTTCCCACCCTGACCATAAATGACTCCACCAACTACTCCATAATTCAAAACTTTTTTACCTACGGCTCCATATAAGTTTCCGGAACGCCTATGTTTTAGGAGTCCGGTGAATAATGCCATGATATAAGGCGAAATGGATTTCATCATGACGTCCTTTGCGCCCTTATCAGGGAAATCCGTTATTTGGTTTTCAAACCGCTTTAGTATATCAGTCGTGGTGATTTGAGCATTAATTCTCACAGCTTATTGACCATTAATTGCAAACCCTGTTTCCTGCCTACCATTTCCTTTCCAATGATTTCAAATTCTACTCCTTCCAGGGGATCAAATAAGCGGTGCCCCTCTTTTACCTGTTCATTGTAGCGGATTAAATATTTCAAATCTGCATCAGTAGAAACCACAGCACCGGAAAAATCAGAACGGAACCCACGGCGGCCGGTAAGCTGTTCCGCCCAGGGCTCCGCATACTTTTCAAAATCACGGTTACCGGTGGTATCAGATCGTAATTCCACTTTCCTGTCCAACCGGCCAAAGTCTATTCCCTGCATCATGCTAAGGTATATTTTTTGTGTCCCTGCAAAATCCTTGAAACCCCGATTTCCATTTCTTTGGAAACGGTCTTTGTTTCTGCCATCCGGTTTTCATAAAAATGACCACAAAGAAGTAATTGAGCCATTTTTACATCTGCAGGTAATTGGCCGTTGTTTTTTTCCATTACCTCCTGTAAAGTGTAGCCCATTACTTTCTCTATATGCCCCACCGCAGCGGTGGAGATCATAGTAATAATACTATCGGATGGAGAATCTAATTTGAGCCACTCAATGATTTCCGCATTGGTGGCCCCTAAATTATCATTCATGATTAAGAAGCGGCGCTCCAATCAGAAACACGAATTCCCGCATTATTGGCCAACTTCCAATCCCATTCCGAATTCAAAACGAATTTCACCTTACCATCTTCCGCCAATGAAATATCATCACGCTTTATGGTAAAGCTGTAAAATGGTGCCAATACCAATTGAGAGAAATCCCCCATAATGGCTTGATTCTCGGTTAGGGAGGACGTGGAAGCACTTGGAACATTCACATTTTGAATAGTGCCATTTTGCAATGGAACAATATTCCCGGAATTCTTACCACCCACAGCTCCTTTTAACAAAGCCGCCTCCCCCTCAGGAGATAGCAAAACACCAATTTTGGAACGGTTCACAGAAGCACGAATCAATTTTGCACGTTCATCAACCACTTTGGCATAATCAATACCATCCAGGGCTCCGGCTACTGGCCCTCCGGCTTGTCCCGTTTGAGCAATTAACCAAGCCACAATATCATACTCCAAAAGCTCCTGCATATAGCGGCGCATTTCTGCCAATACATAGGATTGAGCCCCCACCGCATCCTGACGCAACCAACGTTCAGAGCACTCGACTACCACCGGATAACGTTGTGGTACAAACTGTAATTCCTTAAAGCCAATCTTTGCCTTATCCGCTTTCTCGGTCTCCCCTTTTTTAGAAATGCTTCCAGTCCCATCCTTTTGTAAAACCCCACCTACGGTAAGGCGGGTATCAAACTGCATGGGTTTTACCTGCATGCCCAAAGCCTGAAGAAATCCAAGGTCAGGGGTTAAAGCATCAATCACAGGACCCATTTTGATGTCCCCTACCGTTTGACCGGTATTACTGGTATCCATCGCACGGGTTTCCACCAATGAATCATAGGAATCAATGGAACGGGAACCATTTTCCGGAATATCCGCCAATGAAAATTTCTTTCCGGCTTTAGGCGCACGGTCTTCCAATGGGTTATGCGTATTCATGGAAAACACTGGCTTTGCCTCTGTGGATAACCTTTCCGCCACGGACAAACGGGCCTCCAATGATCTGATTTCCCCTTCCACGCTTTCAAACTGCGTGTTTTCATCGTCATTTAAGGCCCTGTTTTCAGTTTCAATAATGCCTTTGAAGGACTGCAATTCATTGCGTTTTTCCGCCAATTGCTCCTTTAATTGCTTAACCAATTTCGACATAATCAATAATTAAGTTTTAAAGATGTTATTTTTTTGAGATTGGCGTCAATGCGTTGCAATTGCGCCTCCATATCAGGTGAAAATTCTTTTCCGTCCCCTTCACCATCAAAGGACCTTAGGTTAAATCCGGTATCTGAATAAGCGCCCGCATGGGTTAGACTGATATCTGAAATACTCCTGATTTTATTTATCCGTCGTAAGGGTAATTGGCCACCGGAACGGCGTTCCAAGCTATCATCAAAACCGCCTTTAAGCTTGAATGAAAATGAACTTTCATCCACATCTCCCCGATCAATCATAATCAGTAAATCATTCCCCATTTGAGTTTCGGGAACTTCAAAACGATATTTCAGGCCAATTTCATCCACCAACAACTCAAGGGAACCACACCCGAATTTTGAACGGGCTAAGATTCCAGTCATATCCCTATGGTGCCATTTGGCCGCCACAATGGACTGATTTATCAATTCCTGAGTTATGGCCCCACGTGAAATAATTTCATTCCACTGACCGGTGCGATAATTTCCCAAAGCCCTGGACTCATGTTCAAACTTCAGGGCATAACCTTCAATTATTCGACCATCCCGACCAAATTCCATGGCCCTGGATTCAAATTCATTCTTGCTTTCCATCCGCTCCGTTTTGGTTTTGAAATTGTTGGTTGGTTACTCCTTTTTGTCCCTTCCAGGCTTCAGGCGACGAATCAATGGGGATCAAAGAAGACTGAATAAACTTTTTACCATCATCATCAATAAAACCCAATTCCCTTCCCGCCTTTTGGGAGGAACAAGCCCCCATTTGAACACACTTTTGTAAATAAGTAGCGTGGGTATCTTTATCAGTTCTTAAAAGTGGGGTGGTATCAAACTGGAATTTCTTTTTGCCCTTTTCATCTTCCCGCAAAAGTTTCATGTCCAATTCATGCTCAAACTTGGTACACAAAGGCGCTATTTTATCCCCCACGTAATCCGTGTTTTGGGCCTCCGCTGAATTGTACTTATTGGCACCTGAGGCATAAGCTTTGGAAGGTGGAGTGGAAAAGTGCCTACAAAGTTCCTCCACATTAAATGACCTGGATTCCACTAATTGGGAATCCTTTGCATTAATTTGAACCGCCTGAAAGTTCAAACCACCTTCCAAAATGGCCATTCCTGAAGGGTCTTGCGAACCATGACCGTAAATAGATTGCCACCGCTTTTTCATTTTATCGGCTTCCCCTTCTTCTAACATGCCTTCAGTAGACAAAATCCCTTTTATATTCATCCCTGAGGCGAAAAAATCAGCAGCGGTTTTTTCTGAAGCCCTGGCGATATAGGAGGATTGAACAGCATAACTCAAATTGGAAATACCCACTACTCCCCACATGGCCTTATCTCTGAAATGGAGTACTTCAAAGGGCAGGAAATATTCACTGCCACTATTTTCCCCCTGTATTCTATACCCCACTAAATAATTCCATTCCGTAAGGAGGATTTCCACCCGATCATAATGAACATATTGAATTTCAGTCACCCGAAAATCACCCCCCCGTTTGATCAGAGCAAAAGAATTCCCCACCTTTTCCACTTCCTCCACTACCAATTTAAAATAGGCGGAACGGCTTAACCACCCGGTTAAACCAAAATTGATGGCATTGAGGTAATGTTCGCCATCCGTCTTGCCATAGCCATCCACAATACTGTAATCCTTTATCTTTAGGGGCAAACTGGAAATGGCATCCGAAGCCGCCGTAATACAACGGTTAATAGTGGATACCGCCATATTTTCTTCCGCCTCCACCTTTTCCGGCACATTGGCCCGAACCGTTAACCCACGGCCTGAAAAGGAATTTTGAATCCGCTTTTTGGTATCCTGAAAAAAGGACTTAATACTATCAATAATTGTCATGAAATCCGGACCCGTTTACGGGCTTTAGTTTCGTCAAATAGTAGTCCCCCAAATGCCTGGAGTTTGGAAATGACTATATCTATTTTATAAGCTTTTGACTTTTTACCGGGCTTTACATCTTGTTGGTGGTTCTCCATTAGCATGGAACCGATGAAACAAAAACGTGTCACCCCATTATAATCCAGGTCAATTTTTCCGGTCCTTAATGACCGTTCAAAGGTTAAAGTAGCTTTTGAAAAAGCGGGTAATGATTGTTTATGGGGAATAAGCTCCACCCCATTATCATTACACATCTTCACAAATTCAAAGGACTTGTTTTCATCATAGAGGACCACCACTTTTTTGGCCATCCTCTTAATGAATAAAATCCTTTCCACTAATGCCTCATAATTCATTACCTCCCCTGGTATTGTTAGGAGTTCGCCCCTTTTTATCCATTCTTTGTACTTCCAGGCGTTTTTCCTTTGGGATAAAGTACCATAAGGTATCCAGGCTAAAGACTTAAAAACATATTGGCCATTGACATTGGCCACCGCTGACAAGGCGGTTAAATCATCCGTGGAAGAAAGGTCAACGCCTATATATACTTTTTGCCCTTTGAATTCGTCCCATGAAACGCTCCGCATATACCGCTTAATAATGGAATCCTCAATCCATGAATCATTTCCCATCACCCAACTATTCAGGTTTTTGATAATAAATTCATTGGCCATGGTCCCCCCGGCATCCAAAGCAAAATCCGCATCCTGTTTAAAAATATCAGGCTGAATAGTTACCCCCCATGATGGATTGGCTTTTTGCCACTCAATGGGATTTCTTATCCCATCCTCGGAAGTATCATCCACCGTAAAAACTAAACCGGTAATGGAATCATCATCCCGACGCCCATAAATGCAATCCAAAACGGAATCCTCAAAATCCTTACAAAAGGACTCCGGATCACTGCCCGCCGTGGTAATCAAAATTCTTAGGGGGGAAAAACGGTCCTTTTGCCCATTCCGGATGGTGGTGTAAACTTTCAATCCATTTTCCATCACGTGGATTTCATCCAAAAAAGCAAAAGAAGTACGGTAACCCTCAATGGATTTCGGCTCACTGGTCATGGCTTTAATGTAGCCTTGTTTGGAACCTTTCACCATGCGGTCAATGGTGGTGCGCAATGGCTTTAAAATTTGCTTATTGGGATCAATGCTGGTCGCAAAGTTTTTGGCGTATTCAAATAACGTGTCCATGGCCTGTTCCCTTTGCCGGGCGGTCATTAACACAATAGGCGCTTTGGTGTCTTCCGGTTCCGGCAAAAGCAAACCCACATTGGCCAAGGCACCAATTAAACTGGATTTAGCATTTCCCCTCCCTACCGTTAAATAAGCATCCCCCACCACCCGCTTTCCACTTTTCTTGTGGCGAAGCAAAAACACCATATGGACAAAATACACCTGCCAATCCATAAGGATTAGTTTGGCCCCATTGTCCAGTTCCATGGCCTCCATTATCCGGATGGCCTTTACCACATAATTGTGATCACAGAAATAATTGGGATTTGCTCTTTGTCTTTGGAAACGCTTCATGGCCGCCTCCACATTTTTGCAGGTAGGGATTAATCCGGATAAGCATTTAGTTTCATAGCTCCGGGCAATCTGAAAATAGTCCCTCATTCCATCACCGCTGTTTCATCACCAAGGATGGCCGCCAAAGCATTTACTTCTTTTGGAGGTTTACTATTTTCCTTATCAATCCCCAGCTCCCTGCGAATGCCTTGTAATTTGGTGGTACAGGTGGCGTGAACCTGAAAGGCGGGATTTTTTTTCAATGACCCACGGCCATCTTTTATGGTAGCTCCTTTTTCATTAATAATCTCCAGGGCTTCCATTTCCATAAATTTATACTCCACCGCTTCCGCCAATAATTGTTGGTCAATGACCGTCAATTCTCCACCGCGGAATTTCTCCACGCACTTTTCCCATTCCTTAATTTTGTATAACGCCTGACGCCTTGTGACTTTGCCCATAATCCATAATTGTTGGTCCTCCAAAATTTATGAGATTGGGCCAACGGTCCATTTCAGCATGTCCATTCACGCTTTTTAGACTGGTATGTACAGGGAAGGAGGCTTATGTGGTATACAGCCCCTTTGCGTTTTTCAAACCCACCTCCCCCTTATGGGATTACAAATCCTTCAGGATAGCACGCATTTCCCTTTGGCTTTCGCTTTCATGTTCAGCCTTATGACATTCGCTACAAATGGACTGTAATTGGTCATAATCAAAGCCTATGCGGATTCCTTCCTTAATATCAGCCTGAAGGATAGCGGCAAACCTCACCTTATGGTGTACCTGAGTAGCTACCTTTCTTTGGCATACTTCACAAAGGGGGGTGTTATTTAGTTTTCGGTGGCGTAGGGCACGCCACCGGCGGGTATTGTAAACATATTTGTGGTCCAATCTCATACCAACAAAGAGATACGATAGCTTTGTTAGGAGGATAAAAACAACAAGGCCCCCATATTGTGGAGGTTTTTATTACGAAATGTATTTGAAAGATTGAGGAGCTACAAATCCTTCGATATCTTTAGCTAATTTTGGTTGTTTATACAATCTCGTTTTTTTGATTTCTATGGCATAAGCCACATTTCTTCCAGAAAAATATTCGAAAAAAAACTCAGAGTCTATTCCCGCAAAATCTTTGGTCAATTCCCAAACTTTCTTCGGTGAAGAAACCACAACTTGCTCAATATCAAACTCTCCTAAAATTTTCCCATCCGGCAATGTGGAATACACGACAACCGTTTTAATATCTTTATTTTTAAAAATTGCCTTTCTAAACTCAAACCTTTTTTCCCCAGAAAATATTTTTTTTGAGTATTCCGGTTTAATTGACATTAATATTTTCATGTTCGACCTTCCGATTTACTAATAATTCTTTGAAACTGTTCTCTATCAATCGGGAAATTAAACCATCTTTGGTCTCTTTGCAAACCACAGTCATTAATTAAATCATGTCTCGTGATTCTTTGGTTAAAAGCCTTATTATATGTCATTTTAATAACATAAAAGGCCTTACTATTATAAAAGTTTGCTAATTGTTGCCGGGTAAAAACGGAATATGGCTCACACTTTTTAATAAAATCAGACTTTGAACTATAATTTGATTTTGATGTTACTTCCTCAACTACACAAAGCGATGTAGCCACTGACGAGTACTCTGCAGACCTTTCATCCTCAGCAGTTCTATAAATCACCACATTGTCTCCTCTTCTCATGCTCAAAACTGAAGGATTAAAACATACATAAATTTTGTGAATACTATTGGTATATGAAACATCTCGAACTATTGTATTTATAGCTGATTTTTCTGTACTCAATATTGAATCAGGAAATAACCTAGAATGCCACTTAGGATAAATAGCAAGCAAATAAGCTTGATTTTGACCATCATAGGCCGGATAGCTCTTTACAACATCGCCATGATTATACCCCAATTTTTTAATCAATACATCTTCCTCCCCATTAGGAGTCACCTTAACTGCCTGTTTTTCAAATCCGTACCGATTTAACAAACTTATTAATCTTTCATGTTTCTGAAAAACAGTAACATACACCTCAGTAATACCCAACAACTTTGAAGCATCAAAAATCTTTTTAATGAAATTCTCCCCAAGTCTCGTCCCCCTTAGCATTTATTTTAAATGTACCTACTTTTAATCTTAATTTTTTTGGTAATGGGGGACTAGTTTCCAAAGCCTCGTGCTCTTTTTTCAAATATAAAAAAGCTTGAACTCCTTCCTCATCCTCCATAATCATGGCCGTTTTATCAGATTTCCTAAAAAACCATTCCTCAAATTCTGAATAATCCGATTTCAAGGAATCAAAAAAAACATCCGAAAGATTTATCTCAGAAAATTTCTTAATTTGAATAGTGCTCATAAGTAGGCTTTTTAATTCACAAAATGATCTAATTAAAAATAGTCCTATACTTCCATGAAGTAAGTCAAAGAAAACCTATTTCAAAGGACTTGACTCGATATATTAATAAAAGTACCCGAAATAGTAATAACATCTCTATCAACCATTTCCTGTGAGGAACTTAAAGGGACCTGAATAGTGCGATACTCAATATTTAAATCTTGTACGCCATTTGCTCCACGCTTTTGCCCTTCCTCAAACATTTTGTCCAATAGCAATTGAACATCTACTTTTCTAACCCAGTAGTTTTTTGAACCATAGGCGCCAATCTTAATTGGTTGATAAGTAAATTGATCAACAAACTCCCTATCAATAGCTTCTTTATCGGCATTTAAAACAATGGCATCTTTATCCTCAATCGCAAAATAACTGTGGTAGGTGTAATCCTGCCGGCACTCCCTGGTACTAATGTAAAAGCCTTGTTCTACATACTTTGTATAATCAATGATACCCATTTTTGGAGGGCTATAATAGCTATACAAAGAACCGGAACAACTAAAGCAGGTTAATGCCAAAAAAAATAATAAGAATCGTTTCATCTCTAATGATCTAAAAATATTAATATCTAAAATTAACTCCCTAACAACTTATCACTTATTTTCCTCAACAGCTTATTCTCTCTTCCCAAAAATTCATTTTCCTTTTTCACCAGGTCCTTTTCTTTGGACTCAATTTGCCAAACCCGTCCTTTATGAGGTTTAGAATAAAAACCGGTTACCTCAAACATTTCATAGACATCATCACAGTCCAACTCCACATCATCATAATCATCATTATCTGACAACAGGGTAATTTTATTGATATTAACCTTCACCCGCTTCACATAAATATCCCGCTCCAGGGTAACAATTACATAAACCCGGTTATCGATAACATCACACCGCTCTGCTATTTTTTCGCAGAACAAAATATCTCCATCATCTAAAGTAGGACTCATACTGTGCCCTTGTGCTGTGATGACCTTCATGATGTCTCTATTTCCGAAAAATTCCCAGGTTAAAAACTTATTTTCCTCCAAAGAAATCTCTACCCCGTTCCCTGCAGATGCTTTTACATTGCGATAAAATGGGATACCTTTCACAGTTTGTATAGGAATATTTTTTGAAATATTTTGACTTTTTAACATTTCTCCATTCCCAGTAATTAACCACTCAATATTTAAATCCTGAAAGGATGCTAATATTTTCGTTATGTTTTCATCCGTTACAGCCCCACCCAACTTATCCGTATCCAAAAACCCACGTTTGATGCCCGAAATTTTATAAAAATCACTTTTAGTAACACCCTTATAGTCAATGTATTGCAATATTCTTCGCTTAGTACTCACTAAAATATTCGTTATTCGTTTTGCTTAAACTAAAATCTTCGCTATAATTGTAACGTAATAATCACATTATCGTCTAACTTCATAATTAAATAAATTATGGAAGAACTCCAAAAAACCAAGCCTACGGCGGTTCGTGTATCCGGAGAAGCATTTGAGAAACTTAACCGGATCAAAGCAGAACTACAGCTAAAGGATACCTCCCGGAATATCCGGATGATGGATGTTATCGACTCCATTTTAAATTCTTTCGACTCCTCCACCATTAGCCTTTAAGATTATGATGGAACAAAGCCCAAGGGTGGAGGTAATCAACCTAAGCCTTAACGACATTAAAGAATTGGTCAGGAAGGAAGACCAATACAGGAGCCATCTTTGTATTTCTCAATTAGAAAAGGAATATGGATTCCCCCGTCAAATTATCATTGACTGGACGGAAAAAGGCGTAACCATTGAGCCCTCCAAACCAAAAAAGAAACTACCCTTCATTTTGGCCAATCCGGATGGTGGATGGAAAAAACGCTATATCAGGAGACTGGACTTTGAAAAGTTCTTAGATACCATCAAACTAAATACAATATAAAGCCACGGGCAATGGATAATTTGGAATTTGACCCCAAACCTTATTGGTGGTCTGTAATGACGGTTACCGCCCTCTTTATATTACTGTATTTCCTACTTAGATCATTCATTTTTTAAGTAACCAAAACGTTATGCGTATTTCAAGACAAAACAGTTTTTGGCACGCCTGGCAGGGAGGGAAGATAATAGCGGTGGGGCGATCATTCAGGGAAGCCAACCAAAATGCAATCAGAAGATATGGCAAGACCCGTCAAACAAGGTATTGACTACTTTCCATTAGATGTAGATTTTTTAGAGGATGAAAAAGTACTTCCAATAAGCGTTCAGTTTGGCGCTAAAGGTGAAATGATACTGATTAGGCTCCTTTGTGCGATATACCGGCAAGGATATTTTGCAAAGTGGTCAGAGGCAATGAAATTTAAAATTGCCAATCAGGCGAATTGTAGTGAAAATCTTGTTTCTGACGTGGTCGCAAGCCTGATAAGGTTCCATTTCTTTGATGAGAAGTTATTCAACGATTCAAACGTACTCACCAGCCGTGGCATACAGGAACGATGGAAAGAGGCGACCAAACGCCGAAAAACCAAAGCTTTGGAGTACTGGATTTTAGACACTGAAAATCTTAATTCGGAATTATTGTGTACAGAAACAGAGTTAATGTATACAGAAACCCCCGAAACGGTAACAGAAAGTACACAAAAGAAAAGAGAGGAAAAGAAATTAAAAGAAACTAAAGTTTCTTCTCCTTCCGGAGAAAAGCCACCATCCCATAATGTGACGATCATTAAACCATATGAAAAATGGTTTGAGGAAAGATTTGGAGTAAGCCCGAAAATCACAAAAGCGGATGCCGTACAGGCTGCAGAACTACACAAGCATCTTGGAAGACAAGCGAAAGAAGGATTTAACGTGAAAGATGCTTTCGAATACATCCTTAAAAATTGGGATAAATTCGACGCCTTTACCCAAAAGCAAAATTGCCTAAGGCAGATTTGCGCCAATATAAATACCATCATTGCCCAACTTCAAAACAGTGGAAAACAAGCAGCTCAGCACACCGGCCAATTCACCCTTAACGATTTCCAAGACGTTAGAAACACCATTCGTAACGGCTTTAAATAGTGGAAATCTGATCAATATTACCCTTGAAGAAAACCAACTTTCTTTCCCCAGGGTATTGGATTGCCCGGCACTTTCCAAATGGGGTAATGAAGACTCCATGGAACTTTTGGCCGCCATGCTAATGAGAACCGTCAATTTTTTTAAGGTTAAAAATAAAATGAATACCACGGACGCCATTGAAGCGGCGGCCATCATCAAAACGCAATTCCATTTCCTTTCCATGGATGCCATTGCTCACTTTCTGAGATTGGTAAAAACAGGACATTATGGAGAGGATTTTGGCCGGATGGATGGCCCCACATTACTAAAATGGCTTCACCAATATGTAATGGACCTTAACAGGGCAAGGGTAAAAAAGGAACGCCAATTGGAAGCCCAAAAACTGGAAGCAGATATCAAAAAGGCTTTAGGTCCTAAAGACTTGCTCCCGGTTGAAACCCAAAAAGAAATCGACCGCCGGAAAGCTTTCGCTAAACCTGAAGCCATTACGGAAATCATGAACCGCTACAATTTGCATTCAAAGTAATTTTTCACACTAAATATTTTTCTCATGCAACTAAAGAAAAGCCTATTCGAAGGCACCGACCTCACCAATGATGAAATATTAGAGAATTTGGAAGGGGAAGCGGTGGACGTAATGGAGGATCAAACCTACATCAAGCCCTTTGAAGTGGAAACCATTGTGGAAATGGAGGCTGAATTGGTCAATCTCAATAAGGCCATAGTAAAAGAAGAAACAAAGCTTAAGGCCGTTTCCGATCCACTTAAAGCAGCCTTAAAACAAAAGCGCACACAGGCCAAAGAACTTTCCGAACAGCTTAATAATGGCGGGGAAGAAGTAAAAGCCCGCACCTTTGCCATTCCTGACCATGAAAATGGCATGATGGGCATTTATACCGAACAGGGAATTTTATTGAACTCCCGCCCATTCACACCAAGGGAGAAGCAATTGCACATCAATAGCGTTCGACATCTGAAAGCAGCCAATCTATAAGCATCCACTCCCCCACAAATTAACCTAAATCTTTACTCACAAATAATTCAACCATCATGCAAGAATTAAATATCAATGTGGATCCTCAAAATGGGGAATTGATAGTCAGAAAGGGAGAAGCCGCCCCCATTCGGGAAAAAAATCCATTAAGGGTTTCAGGAGTTATTTTCGCCCCTGGACAATTCATGGAAAACCGTAAGGACTTACTATCCCCCATGGATTGCGTGTTATTGTCCGACAAAAACAAGAACTGTCTGACTTTTGAAAGTGGCCAATCCAGTGAATTAAGGGATATCATTACCGGTTATTTAAAACCCTCTGCCATTATCCAAAAATTGGGCATTAATCGGGACAGTGGATATTCTGACAAATCCTTGGCTGACGTCTTCCGGAAAATCAGAATGTATTTCGTGGATGGTTCGCAATGCACCAAAGCGGTGGCCGCCCTGCAAAAGTTTAAAGCCAAGGTATCCGCCGACCTGGAGAACAATGATGATAAGAGAGGAAACACCAAATTCCTGATTGAAAAAAGGGTAACCACTGACCTTCCGGAAAGCATCCATCTAAAGGCCCCCATCTTTGAAGGATTTGAGCCGGTCACGATTGAAGTCCTTTTAATCATTAGCGTAGTAGGAACCGGCATTGAAATTTCTTTGGAGTCCTATGAATTGTTTGAATTGGAGGAAAAGGAAAAGGAGCGGATTTTTCAGGAGCAAGAAAGCAAGTTTCATGAATTTGGATGCGCTGTTCTTACCCTTTCATAATCATTAACCACGGAGGCCTCCACGGCCTCCACAATTGACTCTATTATGGGAATTATCACCATTAGCACCGCAAAAGATAAATGTCCGGATTGCGGCGTATGCCATGAAGGAATGGAAAAGTGGATGAGTGATTGTTGTAAAAAACACTACAAAGGAAAATCCTCCACCAAGACTTCCAGCGGCAAAAGACCAAAGAAACCTAAAACGGTTTCGAAAGCCAAAAAAGAGGAAATGGAAACCTACCGCATAAAGCGCCAATTCTTTCTCCAGGATGAAAAAGGCAACCAAAAGAAATGCGTGGTTTGCGAAGACAAAGCAAAGGATTTTCAAGCCACCTTCCCCGGACAGGTAGCCGTAATCCGACCCGCCACCGATGTCCATCATATGAAAAAAGGCCATGACCGGCTGGATGTAAAATACTGGTTACCGATTTGTAGAACCTGCCACCACGAAGTGGAGGAAAACCCAGGGTGGGCTATTGAAAATGGATACTCCATAGAGCGCAATAAGAAATAATTATCTAACCCAAACCCACACCAAAAATGGCAAAAGTACAAGTAATCAAAAAAGGAGAATCTAACCTTCATGTGGAGCAAGAAATTGACACCTGTTCCATCAACGTTTATGGAATCCCCTATTCTGATAATTCAGTAATCACCATCCTTGGAAAGAAAGGAAAAACGGAAATGCGGCTATGGCTGAACAAGTCAGAAGCAGACCGAATTTTCCCAAAACCAAACAACGACAAAGACAAGTCGTAAATTACGCCTATGGAGTTTCGACAAATTAAATACGGAGACCAATTATTTCTTATAGGAGAGGATGGCACGGTGATTTTGTTGAAAGCCACGGGCCCAAAACGCCTCAAACATTTTTTAGTAAAGGAGAAATACCCCGCCATTACCTACAGAACAAAAGAAAAGTCCTCCACCGTTTTGGTGGCCAAATTGGTGGCCATAGCGTTCCATCCGGAACAGAAAGATTGGGGGAAATTCATTGGGTATTTGGAGGGGTACGCTCCCACCAAAGACAACGTCATATGGAAGCAATCGAAATCCAACCTACCACAACTACCTCCGATTGGACTGAAGGATATTTAGCAAAGTTCAAATACCTCAATGAGGATGCTCAAGACCTTTACCATGACAACATTTTGGATGCCCTGGAGAATGGACAAAGCATTGAAGAAATCAACTTTGAGAAAATGATGGGCCGACCGAAAAAATCATCAAAAGAACAAACGGTTGAGCCCAATCTTTTTGAGACTTTCCTTTTTAAGGCCATTGAATACGATAATTTTAACCTTCATGGTGGAAAACAACAAATTGAAGACCTCCTAAATAAGCTTTTTCTACCGTCCTCAGATTTAGCCATTAAAAAAGTAGAGGAAATGAGTGAATTCTTACTAGACTATCAACGAGGCATTGAATATTCTTCAAAAAAATGGAAAACCACTCCTAAATCCATTCACTTCCATTACATGAATTTAATTCACAATTTAAAAAAGATACGAAATTGCATTTCAACAATCTAGAGGTGTAAATTCTGTGGGGTCACAATAATTTAATAATACATTACATAATATTCCGGAAAACTGTACGGCCAAAAACTCTCTTAATTGGTCATCTTGATCAAAACACCCACATAAATCAATCTTAAGTCGATTTAATTCAATAAAAAAAGAAGAAATGTCATCTTTTAAGCTTCCTGGCTGCTCAACTTTTTCAAGTTCATTGAGTATGCCTGAGTTATTAAAAAAACTACCATAAGTTTCATTTTCCCAACCATTAGCATTCAAATAACAAAAAATATATAAACAATCAACCATAAAAATCAAATCCAATTAAACAGCCACTTGTTTTTGGAAAAAATAAATAACCAAAATTTGAAACGCAAAATAGGCTAAATAATTAAAAATTGGCTTCCCAAAAATTATTGGCACCAAAAGACCTAGCCATGTTAAACCCATTATAATTAAAAACAAAAAAATCAATGCTGCACTCCACCCTAGAATACTAAAGCCAGAATTACGGCTTGCAGGAAAAAAAGGAACCAGGAAAACAATTAATAAGCCAAGAGCAAGTGTCCCACCCAGTGAAATGAGTGTCCAAAAGATTGATAATCCATTTTCATCTTCCTTCCTCTCTTCACTACTACCTATTTTACCATCAACAGAACCATTGCCCGCACCTACAAATTGTTCCTCACTCACTTTAAAAAAAGCAGAATTAAAATTATTGAAAAAAACCCTCCTATAGTGATTACTTTTCACAACCTCTGCTTGTAAATAATTCAACTCCTGTAAAACAGACGAATCACCTTGATACGCAACTTTAAGTGATTTAATCTTTTCTAACTGTGAGAATTTATTATTTACGTGGTAATTAAAAGAAATCTGACCAAAAAAATCTAGCACCAACAGTGAAAAAAGAGCTAAAAGAGCGATAGAAAACTTATTACCGAAATGATATTCAGAACTGGCAAAAAACTTAAATAATGATTCCACAAATAGGGGTAATTAAAAATTAAACAAATCCATCATCTCATCATTCATCTCCTTGTCATCATAACCAATATAATGGGCCGTCACCTCCACAGACGAATGCCCCAAATACTTTGACAATTTGGAAATATCCCCTCCTAAATCTGCCCAACGGCGGGCAAAAGAACGGCGGGCAGTATGGGTAGAAATCAACTCATAGCGTGCCACTGATTTTTCCTCACGATTGGGTCCACTAAATGTAGTGACCATTTGGCGCTTATGAAAGGGACCACCAATGTTTTTCGAAATCTCCTTTATCCATCTGTTTTCATGTTGTTGGCTACGAATAGGCCATTCCTCATATCTAGAAAAAATTTCCACTGCCGGACGGGGCAAAGAAATTTTGTGTTGCTTGGAAGTTTTAATAGCTGCAAAATTTAACTGCACCCCTTCCCCATTTCGAATAACCATCGCCGGTTTGATATTATGGGCATCACTCCAGCGCAAACCAGTAAAACACCGAAACAAAAACATATCCCGCACCACTGCATGCTCCCCCTCCAATTCTGCTTCCTGCAGGGCCATCACTTCCTCCCAGCTTAACCAAAAGGGCTTGGATTTACCAGTAGCCACTTTCCAGCGTGGATAGGTTTTATTGACTTCCACCCCCTCCATTTCTGCCTCCTTTACGACCCTTTTCAAACGGCGTAAATTGGTTGCAATGGTTTCGTTATTTCTTTTTTGTTCTACCTGGTAATTGATGAATTCATCCACAAACATTTCATCCACCTTCGATATGTGGAGGTCCGGAGCTATTTCATTAATAATGGTCTTACACTGCACAAAGGAGCGCAAATAATTTCGCCGGTACTTCCCTTTATTCTTTTCCATGAAGTAGTCGAACCACTCCCAAACAAATTCCATTTGCACTTCTTCCTTTGGGGGTTCTGCAGCTCTTTTTCCGGAAATGTATTCCTTCACATAATCCAGGGTAAAAAAAATGTTGTATAGCTGAGATTCCTTAAAGGCATCATGAATTTTAGATTCAAATTCATTTAGTTCCATGTTTATAAAAGAAGCGCCCTCCATGCTGGATGATATCTTTCCGCCTTTTTGCCAATATTTCGGACTAACAGTTAAACGGGGCCGGTATTTATACCTTCTTCCATCATAGTTGATCACCAAAATTATGGGACACTCCCCCTTTTTATTGGCCTTCGTTTTCTCTAAAATTCGATTGATGGAAATCTTCAT